GGGGTGCTTCAATCTGTCGTCGTGTCTCGGTCTGGAGATTTGGTAGGCGACATGTTCGTCGCAATGACTCCTAGCACGTCTTCAGCGTCTCAGTTGACATCTACAAACAGTGTGGCCGACATGTGCTGGGTAGCCGAGCGTGCATTTGAGTCGGTCAGCCTTTACATAGGGGGACAACTTATCGACAAACACCACAGGACGTGGTTTAGATTGTACTCCGAGGTATTTCTGGATGAATCTATGAAGTACAACTACGGAAAACTTACGTCCCTGCCCATAGTCAACAATTCACAGACGAATACGTCACTCGGAAAGGTTTACCTCCCGCTCATGTTCTTTTTCAACAAGCATCCAGGTCTATTCCTTCCCATAATAGCTCTTCAGTATCACGAAGTCAGGATAGATTTTAACTTTTCATCTATATATTCAAATTATTTTTCTTCTAATCAAATTGAAGTATGGGCAAACTACATTTACCTGGACAAGCAAGAACGTGAAAACTTTTCAAAACTTTCTCACGAATACCTGATTGAGCAAGTTCAGTACGTTGCACCAGACCCTGTAGGCGTGTCGAACGAAAACGCTTCTTCAATTATTCGACTCCAGTTCAATCATCCCGTAAAGGAACTTATATGGTGCTACAAGAATCCTAATTACATGTCAAATCCTAATTCTATGTGGAACTTTTCGAGTTCTACTTCGAACGTAAACGTAACTATAGACACGAACAAAATGTGTCAAGCCGGGTCAATGTTCAGTTCGAGTCAGGTCGGTTCCCCTGTAATTTTCGTCCCTCCCGCTCTCACGTCAACCTCTGGTCCACTTTTCGTGAACGCATCGAGTAGCGTGTCTACAGGCAGCACTATAAGCGTTCAATCTAACGTTCTAACAGGTAACGTGTACTGGACCGAAGCAGGACTGCCTTATTATGGAGTGTCCAATATTTCGTACGGGTACGAAGTCGGACCCCTTCACCAGTTTAAAATTATGTTAAACGGGACAGACAGGTTCGTCCCTCAGCCGGGTAAATACTTTAACATTTATCAACCGTCAAAATATCACAGTGGAAGCCCTTATCCTGGTATATACATATATTCATTTGCTATAAAACCAGAGGAACTCCAGCCGAGTGGAACGTGCAATTTTTCACGAATTGACATAGCTCAGGCAGCTGTGTATCTCAAGACTGGAATGCCCTCTAACCTCAATCAGGACATTTTCGCAGTAAATTACAACATTCTCAGAATTCAATCCGGCGTCGGAGGCGTTGCATTTTCAAATTAATTTTCTCTGCTAATAGTACAAAATGGGTGGTGGTCTTATGCAACTCGTAGCCTATGGCGCTCAGGACGTTTATCTTACCGGTCAGCCAAAAGTGACTTTTTTCCAGGCGGTTTACAAGCGTCACACCAACTTTGCTATGGAAAACATTCAGCAGACCGTCAACGGCACCCCAACGAATGGAGGCCGCGTGTCTGTCACTATTGCACGAAACGGAGACCTTGTCGGTAACATGTACCTTGCACTTCTACCATCGGGTTCCGGTTTTTCCCAGTATTCTACCAACAACGATAAGCCAGACACTTGCTGGATTGCCGAGCGTGCCATTGCCGACGTCGAACTGACAATCGGCGGTCAGCGCATCGACAAGCACTACCAGACTTGGTTCCGTCTTTATGCAGAGGTTTTCCTGGGAGAGTCCGACAAGATTTCATACGGCAAACTTGCCTCTTGCGCACAGATTAACAACTTTGATGCATCCACCAACAAGACATATGTCTACCTTCCACTTCTCTTTTTCTTCAACCGCAACCCAGGCCTTTACCTCCCACTGATTGCACTCCAGTACCACGAGGTTCGTCTAGATTTCGACCTAACGTCTTACTATTCTTCTTATTTCGGATCGAACGCTCTTGAGGTCTGGGCAAACTACGTGTACCTCGACACCGAGGAGCGCCGCCGGTTCGCACAGAAGGGCCACGAGTACCTGATTGAGCAGGTCCAGCACACAGGCGGAGATGCAATTTCAGCTGCATCTTCCACCATCCGTCTCTCTTTCAACCACCCAGTGAAGGAGCTGATCTGGTGCTATTCCAACACTACCTCATCTGCAAACAACAGCATGTGGAACTTTTCAACGTCTTGCCAGAACGTGAACCTGACATGCGGTCTTAACCCTGCATACGGAGTTGGCCTTATGGCCCACGAGACAGGCGTCCCTCGCCTGTTCAGCTCTAACATCAACGTTACCGCAACCACCGGCATGTTTTCTAACCTTGCTCTCGGCAACACGTATTGGACCGAGGAGGGAAGCAACGTCGCCCTATCTGCTACGGGTGCCCTTGCCTATGAGGTTGGCCCCCTGCAGAACTTCAAGGTCATTCTCAACGGCCAAGATCGCTTCAAGGAGCAGGTCGGAAAGTATTTTAACGTGTACTTCCCACTGGTCTACCACGCCGGAACCCCTTACCCAGGTATCTACAACTACTCGTTCGCTCTCCAGCCAGAGGAGCACCAGCCAACTGGCACCTGCAATTTCTCTCGTATCGACAACGCTCAGGTCGCAGTGAACCTAAAGTCTTCTTACACCACCCCCCTCCAGAAGATGTTCGCAGTGAACTACAACATCCTGCGCATCCAGTCTGGAATGGGCGGTCTCGCATTCAGCAATTAAATATTTAAAATTTTTAAACCGGGCTTCGGCCCCAAGAATATTCAATATTCCTTGGGCTCAAGTGATCACTGTCTGTAGAGACGCAATTCTTTTTTTTGCATTTTCTATAATTTCTTGTTCTGCCGCAATAACTTCTTTTACCCAAAACTCTGTGGCAAATGGGCAAAACTCGTCTAACATTTTTCAATTTTTTTACTTCGTTGTCACCGAGTTGAGACCACAAAGTGTATGTCGGTGCCCATCTGTATTCGTAACTTACGTATTTTTTTGCAATTTCCCAGACGCTTTGAACCTCTAATAATTTTTGTAAGTTGTCCCTGAAGTTGCCTGGAACGATTTCCGCTTTTAGGGCCGTCATGGACACATTTAAAAATTTCGTCTGATATAAACACTATTTCATCGGGAAAAAGTAGTCTGTGAATTATTTTCATTTCTCTACGTACGTGTCGCGTCTTTAGTGCACCAGCATTTTGTAAATTACCATGCCTGCCGCAAATACAACGTACAACAGTGCAAAATAGTTTTCACTTTTCGTCGCCTGAGAATTCTTAGACTCTATGAAGCTCGAAATTCCTAAAGCCGCGAACATTGCGGCAAATATCCAAAAAAATATAGAGTTAAGGTCTGTACCCATATACAGTATATATGGATAATCTTTCCTGTTGTGAAATTATGAATAATGTCAAAAAAACATGTCCGTCATCTAGTATTGAAGATATTCTGGACAAAACAAGGAAACTTATATTTGAAAAAAAAATGAAAGAAATTAGTCTCGAGGGGCACACGAACGTCTTTTGGTTTTTAGAGTCTCTTGTGAAATCTGACATGACTCGGAACGAAATAGTAGACGGACTCGAAAAGTACTTACCTGGGTCCAGTGTCAACTTCTACCTGGACGACGCTATAGAATTTATAGAAGACAAATTCAGTACTGATAAGAAGGCGGGGTGTTTCCTCTGGAAAGCTGCTGCCTCAAAAAGAAGACGAGATACAAGCCTCCAACTGTCAAAATAGAAGCCTTTATCATTTCCGATGCAACTTTTCTACGATCTGGTATTAAAAATATCTGAATTCCAAACAGAATCATTGCCAATCCCAAAACTAAAATTATAGAAGCAGGTAACATTTAATACTTAAGGACATTTTTATTAAACCATTAAATGAATTATGCATTCTTGGAACCCGTGATTGACCTTGCCTTCCGAGATAACACGTGCCCCTCTGTAGATTCTATACCGTTTGAATTGGATGAATCCTGGAAAACTTTTGAAAAAGATTTGGGAAAATTCAAGACTGAATACGCAAAGGCTCGAGCTCGTGTCAATATTCTCGGTTCCCAGCTTGTTTTAAAAAATTCAGATATAAATATAATTCAAATTGCTTCAAAAGTTTTAAATTCGGCTGAGTTAAAGGCTACTGTTGCAAGTATTTTAGGGGAACACGAAATTGCAGAAGGGATTCCAGAACTGAAGAAGAACTATGGCGAGGCTCTAGGACGCGTTGATGCCATGAAGAGTGTCTTGCTGGACACAAACCCTGAAAGATACGCCCGTTTTACTTGTTTCGTGTGTATGGATTCTCTTGTTGACTCTCTCCTTGACCCATGCAATCATGTCATCTGTGAGCGTTGCTGGTATCGTTCAAATTCGCAGGTATGCCCTGGTTGTCGCGCCCCTGTGCGAGAGGTTCGAAAAATGTACACTCTTTCTTGAAAAGATCCCGTAACTCAGTTGGTTAGAGTGCCAGTCTTATGAGCTGGACGTCGCGGGTTCGATCCCCGCCGGGATCACAAGGCTGAGCATCCTGTCTGCTCTGGGGGGAGTTTCTGACTTTGGCGCAGTGGAAGCGCATCGGGCTGGTCGTGTGTTCGAATCACACAAGTCAGACACGACCTGAGAACGTCGTTAAAAGTCTCAACTGCTCCTGTGGCCTAATTGGTTAAGGCGTCAGACTGTTAATCTGTAGATTGTGGGTTCAAGTCCCACCGGGAGCGTAACCATATCATCTTGTCTTGAGTTTTTGTCTGAAAAAACATGAATATGAAAACCATTAGAGGTAAAGAACGAAGCTCGCCGAGCTGCGAATGAATGTAGCCTGCAGTCTTGTCGAGCGGGAATGGTATAATTTTTATCAGCATACGCGAAGAATAAACTATAACTGCTACAATTCCAAACTGAATGACAACTTCTAAGAATGTTATCCACTTTGGTTTTTTCTTGTCTAAATCTGGTGTAATTTTGTTGAGAAGGGTCGATACGAAAAATGCAAAAATGAAGCACGCCATTCCCACCCATGCCACTCCTGCATTGCGTACAAGGTGTATCATTTATTTTAGCCTCAGAATATAATGAAAGACCTGAAAGATTTTATGAAATGGAATTACACTGAAGATCTAGACATTATTCTGGATATATCAGGTAAAAACCTAGTGAAAAACCAGCCAGTAACAGCCGAAGATTTCAAGCTTATAATATCTGAATGGTGGATAAAATGCAGGCACCTCGACTGTGTCATCGACCTTTGTGATGTAAACCTTCTTCATCTCGACATTGTCGGTTTTATAAAACTAATAAAAGAGCTCGAAGACTATAACAAGGGAACCACAATGCTCAGATCTATTAAATTTTTAAACGCTAGCAAGATTCACAAGTGGGTGTACTTTTGTATAAGGTTTGGAATTTCCAGGGAACTGCGTGACATTATTCGGTTTTAATTATGTAACAATACAAGAATGGTCGACTGGCTCAGATTCGACGTAACAGATGAATTCTTGTACGTTCATATACTAGTTGGAAAACTCGTAGAACTTCAGCCTGCAACAACTGAGGGTACAGATGAATTTTGTAATGAACTTTACCCAGTTCTTGACAAAATTCAGGATATTTGTATCGAAAAGAACATAACCCAGATTTGCAAGGCGGACATCAGCAACGTGGACGTTACAAAAATTA